GCCTGCGGGATTCAGTTGGTCGACCTCCTCCGCAAGCTGCACGCCGGCCCCACGGAGCTGCGCCAGGTGGCCACGGATGGGCAGGTCAGCATGGCGAAGGTGAACCAGCCGATTCGGCAGGAGGACGGCAGCGAGCAGCAGCACATGCTCGGGCAAGGGCACTATGACGTGGTGGTCGATGCCGGTCCTGCGTTCTCGACGCAGCGCGAAATGGCGGTTGAGAAGTTAGGGATACTCGCCACAGCCCAGCCTGACTTAGTGCCCTTTTTTGCTGATCTGTGGGCTGGGAATATGGATGTGGCCCATTCAGAAGAGATTTCGGCCCGCTTAAAGACTGCGGTTCCGCCACAGGCGATTGCTGCCACCCAGGATAAAGACCCGGAAACCCGCGTCGCACAGTTACAAACTCAACTCCAGCAATTGGGAACGCAGTTCCAACAACTTCAGCAACAAATGCAGCAGGATAAAGTCACGCAGGACGCTGCTGTTCAGCAAGTGAAGCTTTTAGAACAGCAAGTAGCCACATCACAAGCCCGCCTCGCAGATAAGCAGCAGGAAAATCAATTAGACGCTCAGAAAAATCAGCAGGCCCACGAGTTTAACATGGCCAAGTTGCACCTGGAAGAACAGAAGCTCCTCATGGAGATGGCCCAGATGCAGCAGCAGGCTGTGAACGGGGCAGGAGTACCCCATGCCACCGATTGAAGCCTACACGATCTCGGAACAGGACGGGACGCATATCCCGGTGAGTACGGGTGACGGTTCGACCCGTGGCACGGGCGTGCAGGACGCTGCCGCACCGGCCCAAACCGAGCCGCCTGCTGTCAATGGAGCCCCAGCACCTCCACAGGCTTCTCCTCCCCCAGATTCGGGCTTGGCGGCGCCGGACGCGGGGGAGGGGGAGACCGATCTCGACGAAGCCGCCGCCATGACTCCCGAGGAGTTTGCCGCCTCACGCCGCCGCATCAACCAACTCAATGGCCGTTGGCGTGCTGAACAGCGTCGCCGCGAAGCCGACCAGCAGCAGCACCAACGCGAGCTCGCCGAAGCCAACGCCAAGCTCGATGTCGTCACCCGGCTCTTGCAAGGGGCCGCGCCTGAGCTGCCCCAGACGCCCACGCAGCCCACAGGAGCGCCGCAGGCCGAGCAATTTGACTCGCACGACGCCTACGTCCGCGCTGCAGCCCGCTACGAGGCGCAGCAAGAGTTGCAGGCGCGCGATCAGCAGACGCAGGCGCAGCGCCAGCAGGAACAGATACGCCAGATGCAGCAGCAGCTCATGGAGCGCGAGGCGGCCTTTAAGCAGGCCCACCCGGATTTTGACGACGTGGTCCGGAGTGGCTTAGCCGGGAGGGTCGCCCCGCATGTCCAGCAGGCCCTGATGCTGCTGCCCGAGGGACCGGCCCTGGCCTATCAGTTGGCGCAGCAGCAGGACCTCGTGAGTCGCCTGAACACGCTGCCGCCGCCGCTGGTGTTTGCGGAACTGGGCCGGCTCATGCCGGGGTCGCTGGTGCCAGGCGCGCACGGCAGTGCCCCCGCCGGCACGCCCCCCGCGCCGACGAATGGGCAGGCCCCCACACCACCGTTGCCGGAGCCCATGCGACCGGTGGGGGGGAACGGGAGTGCGCCGCCGCCGGCCTTTCGAGAGGGGATGTCCCTCGCCGACTATAGACAGATGCGTGCCCGCAGGCAGGGGACACGCTAAGGACCATTGCCGCCAGACGATGCCGCCACTGCACACACCGTGCAAGGCTACGCCGCCATGATCTACAACTACTCGTGCCGCCTAGATTGGTGCTATTGTGGCGAACAACACCCTCTTGACGATTGGCGCTATTACCTACGAATTGCTTGACTGTTTCGAGAATAACCTCGTGTTCTGCAAAGGGATCATGCGGCAATACTCCAGCGAGTTCGCGGTTCCTGGGAACAAAATAGGGCCGACCCTGAACATTCGGCTCCCGGCCCAACTCCGCACCACGAGCGGCCCAAACCTCCAGGCGCAGGACTATGAGGAGCAGTTCGTGCCCCTGACGATTGACCAACAAGAGCACGTCGATCTCCAGTTCAGTTCCTTCGAGATGACGCTCAGTTTGGACGATTGGCGGCGGCGCATTGGCCGACCCTCCGGCATTGTCCTGGCGAACAAGGTGGACGCCTTTGGCCTGGCGCAGTATTGGGCCATCCCCAACGCGATCATCTCGCCGCCCTCCTCGCCCACGGTGAGTAAGTGGAAGGCCTACCTCCAGGCGAAGGCGATCCTGGCCGACAACGGGACGCCCGAGGATGGGACCTGGCGGGCGATACTCAACCAGTGGGAGGAAGTTGAGGTCGTCAATGAACTCAAAGGGCTCTTTCAGTCGAGCGAGAAGATTAAACAACAGTATGAGCGCGGCGTGATGGGGACCAGCGGGGGCCTCGATTGGTTCTCCGATCAAAATGTGGCCGTGCATACCAGCGGGCCGTTAGGTGGAGCCCCCCTCCATGCCACGACCGTCGCCGGCGGCGCGAGTATCACCGTCACGGGCTTTACGGCCGCGGCGGCCCTGCGCGCGAACAAGGGCGACATCTTCACCATGGCGGGCGTCAATGCGGTCAATCCCGTCTCCCTGGCGAGTACGGGCAAGCTGCGCCAGTTCACCGTCACGGCTGATGTGAACAGCGCCGCTGACGGCACGGCGACCATCCCGATCTCCCCGCCCATCATCGGGCCAGCCACGCCGGCGAACCCGCGCCAGACGGTGGCGGCCCTGCCCACGGGGAACCCGCCGCTGACCTTTCTCATGACGGCCAATACGGCCTATTATCAAAACCTCGTGCATCAGGAGCAGGCGTTTGCGATGGCCATGTGCCGCTTGCAGGAGCCCTTTTCAGGTCAAAGTGCGTATGCCGTCGATAGTGATGTCGGCGTGGCTATTCGTACCTGGAAAGCGTCTGATATCTCGACGGACATGCACGCGAGTCGCGCCGACGAGGCCTTTGGCTTTGCCGTGACGCGGCCCCAATGGGCAGTACGTGTCCTTTCAACAGTATCAGGTACCTAGTATGGCGAACACCATCTTAACATCTGGCGGCCTGGTCTCGGCTCCCGAGCCTGACCCGCCGCCCCCAGGAGGTCCCCCGATGGCTGAGGAGTTGACCTTTCCAAAATGGTACTTTTCTTCCCAGAATGTTGGCGGCGAGAATTACGGCGGCCGCCTGTTTGAGACGAAGGAAGAATTTGACGCGGCGGGTGGCCAGGCGGTGTGGAAATGCACCCCACAGGAAGCCGAAGCGGCCGCGCTGGAGCCGCCCGTGCCCCCCGATCCGCCACCAGGCGGTGAGGATATGGGCTCTACGGCCCCCCCACGCCCCCCGAGCAGGAGGTAGCCATGAACATTCACGAAACGCGTAGCGTATCCTGTCTTGTCGAGGCGGCCCTGGTGTCGCCCGTCTTTATCCCCCTGGCTGACCTGCCCGCCGGCGTCCAGCTGATCCCGAGCCAGTGTACGCTGACTATCACCGGGGCACCCAGCCCGCTGGAATGCGCCGTGCAGCTCTGCGCTCCGGGCACCGAGCGCGGCGATCCGGGCACGGCCGTGTTCCAGACGGGGCCGCGCCTGGTGGCTACCGACGGCGAGGCGTTTGCGCTGACGGGCAGTGTGCCGCCGCTCGACGCCGGCGGGGTGCTCGGGCTGGCGATCCCCACGCAGGGCGCGCCCGCCGGGGCGAAGGTCAAGGGGACGCTCTCGCTGGTGCGCTAGGAGGGCGTATGCCAACGATATACGCGAGGCAGCCGTGCACAACAGCGTTAAGACTTTTAGGGGTTGCGGCGGCAGAGCAGCCGATCGATGCCGACCAAGCCGACCGCGCTTTGTCCGCGCTGAATAGCCTTCTTGACGCGTGGTCGACGGACAACCTCCTCAGTTGGACACGGCCAAAAATCCCATTGGCCCTTCTTCCAGGCCAGCAGGTCTACACGTGGGGGGACACCGTGCCCCCCTGCGACATCCCGGGCATTCCCCCCGTGCGCCTCGACCTGTGCCTCTTGGATATTGGCGGGGAGCCCGTGCAGGACTGGCAGGTCACGGTGCTCGACCAGGACCAGTATCAGACCTCCGTGTGGCTCAAGGCCATGCCATCGACCTACGTCGAGTACGTGTATCTGGAGGATACGCAGCCGGTAAAACTGTTGTACGTGTGGCCGGTGCCGCACTACCCCGGCACCACGCTGCAGCTCCTGCCGTGGCCGGCACAGCCGCAGTACACGCATTGGGATGAAGGGCTGGAGTGGCCGAACGGATACCTACGGACCTTCAGCTTCAATCTGGCCGTGGAGCTGGGGCTGGAGTACGGCATCGAGGCCTCGCCCACCGTGCAACGCATTGCCGAGCAGACGAAGCGCGATCTGGCGGTGGTGAACGCGCGCGTCGGGCGGCTGTCGCTCTACCCCGGGCAGGCGGCGCGAAGTAGTGGCTGGGCCGCATTTCAGAGTGGGAGACCGTCTTAGCGCCGATCCGTGCCGAGAAAGCGGGCGATCTCCTTGAGCATCTCCTGGCTGCGCTCATGCGCACGCAGGCCAACACGGTGGATGTCCCAGAGCATGGCGCCAAGGATGGCGAACAGGAAGACGAGGGTCAGGGTATCGATGGTCATGAGGCTTGCTCCTTCGCGGCAACGAGGGCGAAATAGGCGTGAATACGCTTGAGGATCACGGCGGCTTTCCGTTTCCCGAAGCGCTTGGTCAGCCAGGGCTCAGGGTCTTTATCTGACTTGGAGTTGTTACAGCCACCAAGGCCGTGGCCCAGAGGAATCATATTGGTAGCGATAGTGCCAGGACAGGCTGTCGAGGTTATGGGTATCCAATGATCCATAGAGACGATCCATTCAAAACCCTCTTCTCGCTTACAGATGGCGCAGGAGTAGTGAAAATACTGCCGACAGAAGGCTTGCTCTATCACGGTGAAAGTGTCAGGGAGACCACGTTTGCGTGCACGGCGGCGCTCGGCCTTCAAGATAACGTATTCAGGAGGTGTAAGGTCATAGGTGCGTACAGTTTGACGCCGTTTTTCAGGATTGGCGAGTCCATAGGCAAGACGACGCACAGCGATCTCTTCCGCATGTCGCAGGCGATAGGTAGCATCATGCGTGAGTCTTTGTTTAGGATCAGCAAGGCGTTTAAGGCGTTGTTGTTCCTGTCTTTTCACACGATTGGCGGCATGGTAGATCAGATCATAAGCACGCTTCTGAGCCCGATGAGCCTCTTTCAAGGCAGGATCAAGGGCTTCTTGTTCACGCAGATGCGCATAGTAGGCACGGCTAAAGGCGCGATTGTAGGCTTTCTGGGCTTCAGAGCCTCTGTAGGACATGGGCCTCTCCCTCAGATGAGAGTCTCATGATGTGGTACGGCAACCTGCTGAGACAGGCGTTCGCGTTGCAATCGCTAGCCGTACCGTGTGCAAGTATAGCACACGAGGGTTTAGGTAATTATATCCTAGTGGTGGGATAAAAGCGATGGCCGAGCTTCCGGGGTTTTGTGGGCCTACTGGTACTGTTAGGTCTCCTAATGCTGCCTGTGACCGTCTTTTAAATATGTATGTCGAACAGGTAGAGTCTGATAGGAAGCGGTACGTCTTATACTCTATGCCGGGTCTGCGTCAAGTGGCGCTTCTACCTTCAGGCCCGATACGAGGATTATACGAGGCTACAAATGGTAGGGTATTCTGTGCTACATCTACTGGGCTTTTCGAGATTTTTAGTGGTTGGAGCTTTTTGAGTAGAGGGACTATTCATACTGGAACAACTCCTGCTAGCTTCAGCGATGACGGCGTGCACATGGTCTTCACCGTGGACGGCGTCGGCTACGGGTATGCGTTCGCGACCGACGCGCTGACGCCGCTGCCGCTCACCGGGCCGCAGACGTTTGGGCAGGTGGCGTATCTCGATGGCAGGATCCTCGTCCATGAACCGGGCACGCGCCACTGGTGGTTTAGTGGCCACTTCAATGCCCTGGTCTGGGACCCCCTGGCCTTCTACGAGGCCGAGGGCAGGGCGGATGACGTGATGACGCTCATCAGCGATCACCGCGACGTCGTCGTCGGCGGCACGCAAAGTATCGAGTTCTGGCAGTCGACAGGCCGCCCCTTCCCCGATCCGGCGGGCATTGGCCCCTATGCGCGCATGAACAACGTCTTTCTGGAGCAGGGCATCGAGACGCCGTACACGCTGGCCGCGCTGGATAATCAGGTGTATTTCCTGGGCGGCAGTCCCCGCGGTGAAGGCCCTGTTTGGCGCCTGAACGGGTACGCCCCAGAGCGGATCTCGACGCATGCGCTCGAATCCGCCATGAGCCGCATGCCGACTGTAGGCGATGCCATCGCCTGCACCGCCAGGCACGGCGGGCACGCCTGGTACGTGTTGTCGTTTCTCAGTGGCAATCAAACATGGGCGTATGACACAGCCACCCAGGCATGGGCAGAATGGCCGTGTCTCCTGGAGGATGGGTCTTTCGGACAGTACCCGAGTCACACGCATTGCTCGGCTTTTTCTGAGCATCTTTGGGGTGATAGAAACACTGGCGCTCTGTATCTGTGGGACATAGATTACCATAAGTTTGGCCAGAGCACCCGCGTATGCAGGCGTACCTCTCCGCATGTGAGACATGAACACAACCGTCTCCGCTACAACCAATTTCGTCTTGACGCTGAAATGGGTGTTGGCTTGGATGGCGGTCAAATTCCAGGCGCAGATCCGCAAATCATGCTGCGAACAAGCACCGATGCAGGGCATTCGTTTGGCCACGGGAGATGGCGCTCTGCTGGCAAGATCGGAGCGAGGCGCCAGCAGGCCGTCTGGTATGGGCTTGGTCAGAGCCGCGACATGGATTTCGAGATTACGGTCACTGATCCAGTCAAAATAGCATTCTTAGCAGCGTACCTATAGGTTTCATGAGGTTTTCTTTTTCCTTGGTGGTGTAATGGTCAAGAACAACGGCTGAACAGGGCACAGCGGAGCTTTTCGCCCCTTCTTTGAGTTACAGGAGCCGCAGGCAGGGACAACGTTGTGTACGGTATGTGGCCCTTCAGGTCCTACGGGAGTGATGTGATCTTGCGTGAGGCGTTGCATCTTACGGCTACAATAGACGCAACGGTAGCCGTAATGCTCTTTCATCTCACGCCATTGGGCGGCGGTCAGGTCATTGATGGTGGCTCCAGCTTTGCGGGCTCTCCGTCGATGTGTAGCTGCTATGACTTTTTCAGGATTGGCTTTCTGCCATGCTGAAAGTGCAGCACGTCTTTTGGCGCGAGCAATTGGATCGTCTTTATGCGCTTCATAATACGCTTTACTGATAGCATTGAAATGGTCTCTATGGGCCGCACGATACGCACGATTCTTCGCCTTGCGTTCTTCTTGATGGGAGTGATAGTACGCTTTGCTAATCACCTGAAGTCGTTCGCGATTTTTCGCCTGAGAGATTTTTTTGTATGCACGAGCCCTCGCAAGGCGTGTCTCTTTATTCGCTGCCTCGTAGGCGCGGCTTTGTGCGCGCAGTTTTTCTCTGTTCACGTCGCGATAGACGACGGCCTTTGCGGCAAGTTCTTCTTTGTGCTCGGCAGCATAGGCACGATTATAGGCAGTGGTCTTTTGGTTGTGAGTACGGCGATAGGCACGACTGTAGGCACGCGCAACTTCAGGGTCTTTATGCGGCATGAGTCCATCCTCCGTCGATGGGTCCGGTTTGGTGTGTGGGACAACGCGCCGGAAACGCGCTTTCGGGTTGCAATCCCTAGTCCCACAAGCGAAGTATACCCTAGAAGTATACCATAGTTTAAGGTGGAATACCAGTGGCCGACATCCTCGCGCCCGCCCCTGCCCGGGAAGCCCTCATCCAGCCTGGGGCCATCATCACGCCTCCCTGGCAACGGTGGCTTTCGGACGTCGCGCGCCAGCTTGGCCAGGCGCAGGTGGACCTTGCCGTCTTACGTCGGGACGTGGACGCCCTGCGGAGCGATCTCGACGCCTTCGAGGCCCTCGTGGCCACGCTCCAGGCCGAGCTGGACGCGCTCGCCGCCCAGGTGGCCGCCCTCGTGCAGCCGCAGACGACGACGCTTACCGTGGCCGTGAGTGGCGCGGCGGGGCTCACGTTCGCCGCCATGGCCCCGGCTGGGGCGCAGGTGGTGGGGGTCACGTGGCGCATAGTCACGACGTTCACGGGCACGCTGACCGGGCTGCTGGTAGGCGATAGCGTCGTGGCGGATCGCTGGGGCGTTGCGGCTGCCGTGACCGCAGGCACCACGGGCAGTAGCACCGGCTGGCGTGGCCAGGGCGGTTTCACGGTGCCGAGTGCGTATCAGGTGCTGGCGCAGCCCGTGGGCGCGGGGTACGGCGCGGCCGGGGCGCTGACGTGTCAGTGTACGTGGTGGCCGGCGCTGCTGCCGCCGCCGTAGGAGGTGCTGAGTGGCCAAGTGGTATGTTCCTGGCACGGGCATTGTGGACGAGAGCGAGGAAGGGGCGAACATCCCTGAACCTGGCGAGATCACCTTGCCGAATGGCGAGAAGATCACCTGGGGTATCGAGGGCACGACGAAACTGCCGGAGTATCGCAATACGGCGCAGTATGGGCACGAGGCCTTTCAGTGGGCGCCGGAGCACCGTGCCTGGCAGGGGAGTATGCCGGAGACCGCGCCGGGCTATGTGACGGAGCTCCTGGCCTTGCGGGACCGGGTCCGTGCGGG